CTCATTATGAAACACCTACCAGATTTCCGTAGGGTGTTGAATGAACTGCAACGATATTCTGTTTCTGGAAATATTGACTCTGGAATTTTGCTAAATATAAGTGATGCAAATATGAAAGAGCTGATGGAATGTTTGAAGTCTAAAAACTTCAAGGGTGTTCGTAAATGGGTTGTGGATAATATGGATAATGACCCTCAGAAAATCTTTCGTAAGATATATGACCATTTATATCAATCAGCGGATCCTAGTACAATTCCTCAAATAATTCTGCATATTGCAGAGTATCAGTACAAGTCTGCATTTGTTGCAGACCAAGAAATTAATTTAATGGCTTGTTTAGTAGAGATAATGACCAATGCAAAATTTAAGTGAACATCCTTATTACCATCATGATTTATTAGGAAAACGCATACTTCATGTATGTTCGCCAGTTAGATGGAGTGGTAGTAAAGCTGTTCTTGAAACAGATTCTAACTGGAAAGTTTTAAGAGATACAGTAGATTTTCTACCTATGTGTCATCATTATATTTTAATTCCAGAAAGTAGTACAATTCATGCTGGTGATCCATTGTATAGTATGGATAATGTAACCTTAATACCTTTTCCTTATCCACAATCGGTTTTGAGTAATCGTAGTGAGTTTAATGCAAAGAAATTGAAAAGAATATTTTCTGGAAAGGAAAAAGTATTTTTCAGACCTAGTGAATATTTGTATTTAGAAACTTCTTCAATAGATATTGATTTTGTTTTTTGTCATCAACCAGAGATTTTATCGAATGTTCTCTGGGCATTGTTGACACTTAGATATGGAATGAATAATACAGATGGTATTACATTTTTTCATTGGGTAGATTGTCCTGCATCAGCTCCAGCTGGTTTATTTCCCCCAACATTTTTCAGACATATGGAGGCGGTCAATCTATCAACTAGGTCTTTTGTTCATGGTACTGCAAGTCTTAAATATTGGAAACAGAATTGGAATAATAGGACTCATGTAGTAGATATGAATGATTCTATTGAGGATAAATTATCTTATATGCCACTTGCAGCAAATCCACTTCCTACTAAGGATTATGGCTTGTGGAAACAAAAAGGAAAATCAATCGCATTTAATCATAGATGGCATACCACAACTGGTAGAGATATTTTGCCAGAATATATGGAAGGATTACCACCAGAATATGTTGTTTATTGTACAGACCAGACTATAAAGAAACCTCAATCAGGGCAATCTCCTGTTGGTGATAGATTTAAGTATGCCTATGACTCATATAAGGGTAGACCACAAGAGAAATCATTTGAATTGTATTCTGACTTTTTGAAGAATTGTTATGCATCGGTTGGAATTATTAAGGGTTATGGTACTTGGAATTTGAGTGTACAAGACCCGATACAATTAGGAACACCAACATTAGTTTATGATACATCTATGATGCGAGATGTATTAGGAAGCCAGTATCCATTATATTTCAAAACGAAAGAAGAATTTCAAACTAAATTGCAAAATCTTCCTGAGAATTTTGAATATAAGTTAAGAGATTTTAAGACTGAATTTAAGAATAATTTAATGAAGGCTATGCTAGAGAGCCGAAACCATACGAAATTTCATGACCAAGAAGGTCTATTTGGAGGCCCATGGCTATATTTTATGTCTCAAGGTTTGACCTATAAGAAAGACTTACTTTACCAAACTCATAAGAGTTTAGTAGATGGTCAGGGTTCAAACTCATGGGAGACAATTAGACGCTGGGTAAGACAATGGGGAATTAAGGATGATCCTACTTCTCCATTTACAAAACTGCACATTCCAGATGATGCTACTGAAGCTCATCGTAGATTGCAGGAGTATGTCAATGATAAATCACATGAAAATCCAGTTTCTAATTTTGAGAAGTTGCATGAACATAAGGAGTTTCATAGACAACTAAATAAGACTAAGAAGCAAGTAGATTTAACAAACTTTTTTTAATGTATAAGCCCTTACCCGATTGTGTTGAAATAAGAACTTCCCCAATACATGGGGTAGGGCTTTTTGCGAAAACCTCTATTAAAAAAGGAACTCATTTGGGTGTTTCCCATATCTATGCTCCAGGCTTTGAAACAAGTTATATTCGCACACCAGTAGGTGGATTTATTAATCATAGTGAAGAACCTAATTGTCATAAACTTGAATCACCAGAAGAATCTGTAATTACTTACTTTTCTCTGGTTGCAAGTAGAAATATAGAAAAAGATGAAGAATTAACCACTACTTACACATTATATAATGTATGAATTGAAAGAATATCTGAAGGCCATCAATCAGTCTAAAGAACCATTGATGGACTCAGAAGATGAAATGTGGGAGAAGAAATATTCCCCATTCATATCAAATCGTTGCCTTTACCCCTTTTCAGACACTATCCTGTTAGTAAATGAAATGAACATTTACAATGGGTTAGATAATAAACTTCAATTTCAATTTCTCCTAAATAGTATCAGAACAAGGAAAAGATTTGCTCCTTGGCTTAAAACATCTAAAATTAAGAATTTAGAAACTATTAAAGAATATTTTGGATATAGTGATCAGAGAGCGAAAGAAGTTCTGAATGTTCTCACGGAGGAGGATATATCCTATATGAAAACGAAATTACATAAAGGTGGAAAATGACTGAAGAATTAAATTGGACATCAGCTGATATGTTAGAAGTTTCCTTGAATGAACCAGATGATTTCTTGAAGGTTAGGGAAACTCTATCAAGAATTGGTGTTGCTTCTCGCAGAGAAAAGAAGTTGTGGCAATCGTGTCATTTACTTCATAAGAAGGGCAAATATTATATTGTCCATTTTAAGGAACTTTTTGTATTAGATGGTAAGAAATCAAGTCTTACAGAAAATGATATAGAAAGAAGAAACACTATTGCAGGATTATTAAGTGATTGGGGTTTAGTTGGTTTGGTTGGAGAGGCCGAACCCAAAGCTCCGTTGAGTCAAATTAAAGTCTTATCGTTTACAGAAAAGAGCGATTGGATTCTTGAACAAAAATATAATATAGGTAAAAAGAAAGATGAGTGATATTCGCTTGGTTAAGTTAAAATCTGGCGAGGAAATTATAGGTGATGTAACAGTTATTAGTGATGATGTTATTATATCTAATCCTTGTCAGTTAGTTCCCACACAACAAGGTATAAATTTTTTACCTTGGCCCCCCTTTGCAAAACACGACAACGTAACCGTTAAAAAAGATTGGACTATTTGCATAACTGATCCAGTAGATGAAGCTAGAGATGCTTGGAATTCAAAATACGGTTCTGGTATTATACTTCCCAATGTGAATTTACACGAATAATAAACTTGACATTTTTGTTTTGTTGTAGTATAATATTTTGATTAATAATGATTATAGGTGATATGGATTTTTATACTAATGTAATAAATTTTGGTGATCATATTCTTGTTCGTGGAGTTAAGAACGGAGAACGAATAACTGCCCGCCATAAATATCAACCTACCCTATACGTTCCAGTTAAAAAACAAACCACATACAAATCTCTTGACGGAAAATATTTAGCTCCTGTCAAACAAGCATCTATTAAACAAGCTCGGTCTTTTGTTCAACAATATGAATATCAGCCTGGATTAGTTTATGGTATGACTCGTTATCATTTCCAATATATTTCTGACACTTGGAGGAATGAACTTAATTGGAAGATGGATGATATTTTAGTTGTAACCATTGATATTGAGGTAGCTTCTGAAAATGGATTTCCTAAAGTGGAAGATTCATCTGAGGAACTTCTTTCCATCACAGTTAAGAATCACCAATCAAAACAAATAGTAGTATTTGGTGTAGGAGAATACACTAATAGTAGAGAAGATGTACATTATGTTAAATGTATTTCTGAAGTAGAATTATTAGAGAAATTCCTTAAATTTTGGGAAACCCATAAGCCAGATGTTATTACAGGATGGAATTCTAAATTTTATGACATACCTTATGTGATTCATCGTATTAAATATCTTTTAGGTGAAAATGAAGTTAAACGATTATCTGTTTGGAAAAGTGTTTTTAAAGATAGTATTTACATTCAAGGTAAGGAACATATTTGTTATAATATTAACGGATTGGAGCAATTAGATTATCTTGATTTGTATCGAAAATTCACATATTCTGCACAAGAAAGTTATAGATTAGACCATATTGCATTTGTTGAATTGGGTGAACGCAAAGATCCAAATCCATACGATACTTATCGTGAGTGGTACACCAAAGATTTTCAATCATTCATTGATTATAATATTCAAGATGTAGAGATAGTAGATCGTCTTGAGGATAAAATGAAATTGATTGATTTAATTATGACTATGGCTTATAATGCAAAGTGTAATTATGGTGATGTATTTTCTCAGGTAAGAATGTGGGATGTGATTATGTATAATTATTTGAGAGATAAGAATATTCAAATTCCTTTAATTGTCAGAAAAGACAAAGGGGAAATGTATACAGGTGCATATGTTAAAGACCCACAAGTTGGATTGCATAAATGGATAGTTAGTTTTGATTTGAATTCTCTATATCCACACTTGATTATGCAGTATAATATTTCTCCTGAGACTATCAAGGGGATGCATAAAACGGTGCCTACTGTTAATAAAATGTTATCACAAGAGTTTGATACTTCTTTTTTAAAGAAAGATGAAACCATAACTCCAAATGGTGCAATATTTGACCGCAATTATTGTGGATTTGTGCCTGAATTATTGAAAAAGATGTATGATGATCGTAAGATAACTAAGAAGTTGATGTTGGAAACTCAACAAGAATATGAAGATACCAAACATCCAAAACTTTTGAATCTCATATCACGATATAAAAATAAACAGATGGCACTCAAGATTGCACTTAACTCTGCATATGGTGCAATGGGTAATCAGTATTTTAGATTTTATGACATTAGAGTTGCAGAAGCTGTTACATTTGGTGGTCAACTTTCTATTAGATGGATAGAGATTGCATTGAATAAGTATTTAAATGAGTTGTTAGAAACTGAAGATGTAGATTATGTTCTTGCATCTGATACTGACTCTGTTTATATTACATTTGAATCTCTGATAGAAAAATTAAAACCGAAAGACCCTGTAAAGTTTCTTGATACTATTTGTAGTGATACGATAGAAAAGTTTATCGGTGAAAAGTATCAAGAACTTGCAGATTATACAAATGCGTATGAACAGAAGATGATTATGAGCCGAGAGGTCATTGCAGATAAGGGTATCTGGACTGCAAAGAAACGATACATTCTGAATGTT